CCCGGCCACTTCCACCGCATAGCCGCCACCTACCAGCCGTTTCCCGGACTTGGTGTCGATCTCCACCACCGACCCGGACAGCCATACGCCATCAGGCCCCGCCGCCGTCTTGATCATTCGCACCCACATACCCAGATCTCCTTAGATAGGGGCATCCCCAGAGGAATGCCCCTATCGCCATCCTACGCCTCTGCCGGACTGGCCACCAGCGTCAACTGGCTCACCTCAGCCGCCAACTGACTCACCGGCCCGACGCGGCCGCTGTAGCAAAAAGCCACCGTCTCGCCGAAAGCGATGTTGGCTGTGGCGCTCACCAGGTTCGCCTTGATATAGCGCTCCTGGGGCCGGTACACGTCCACGATCAACAGCGTACCGTTCAGGTCGTCGTTGGCCGCAGATGTCGCCGTGGCCACCGCACCGGAGAGCGCCGCATACGTCCCCCCGCTCGTGTCGCACTGTTTCGCCGTCAGCGTCGCCACGCCGGTGGCCACCGAATCGGTGATCGGCGTGATCAGCACTACCCCATCGTAATTCTGGGTATCAATGGCCGCGCTGTCGCTGTCCGTGTTCGCGGCCGCAGCAACCGCCGCCAACGCGTGGTAGAATTTCAACCCGTTCGCAATATTCTGCATGTTTTCTCTCCCTCACTATTCACCAGATCACGCACTCACCCGGTCAGTTTATCATCGGTTAGCTGGCTGCCAACTGCACCCGCACGAACGCCTCAGCCAGCACCGGCTGACCGTCAGACTCCAGCCGTCCAACCAATCCGGTCTGGTTGGTCTCTGCGAACTTCTCCACCAGGCGCTGGAAGCTCATATCCAGCGCATCGGCGATCCAGTAGTTCGAGAAATCGCCCAAGATGCCGACATACTGGCCGGCCGTGAACGTGTTCGGCGCATACTCGCTCATGGAAATCGGAATGTTGAGCAGGCGATCCGGCTCACCGGCCCGCACGCTCTCACGCCAAATATACTGGCCGTTGGAATCCTTGATCTTCACCAATTGTTTCATCCCGTCGGTGTGGAATAGCCAACGGGCACGCGCCCAATACGGCTGTTTCAACGTGTATTTAGCGTTGATCAAGCCGTTATACGTCATCGCCGTGGTCGTGTTTTCGGAAATCACATCTCGGCTCGTGGGGATGCCATCCGCCGAGGCCGTGAACACGCCCAGGGGCTGCTGGGATCCATTCCCGGTCAGGAAATTGGCCTCCATCGTGACCCCGAATTTGTACGCCAGCCGGTTGATGGCCAGATTCTCAACGCTCGGCACTTTGCGCAGCAGGGTGTTGGAGATCTTGATATATTTCGCCAATGGATGGGGCCGCAGCGCCCGATTGCCGAAATCCATGGTCGAATCCTCATCACCGATGGCCAGTTCGCTCGTCCACGTCGGGTCAGCCGGGTCGTTGTTGAGGCTCACGACGCCCAGGCTGTCCGCGTTGGGTACCGAAAAGACCGTCGCCCACTGGCGGATGAACGTCAGATTGTCGATGGCCTGGATCATTCGGTCCACCATCTGCACCGGCGTCACCAGGTACCCGCCGCTCGTGTTCACGTCCACCTGCAACGCCCGCCGGTCATAGTCACCAACCCGCATCCAACGGTCGAACGCCCGCCGGTAGGTCGGCTTGGCGGTCTCCAACAGCGCCCGCCATTCTCCGGAATCGAACGCGTCAACGCCCAGCCCCTGTAGGCCGCGGCTCTCGAATTTGGGCAATTCTCGGCGGCCATTATCACCATCATTCCCGCGGTCCTGGGGATCCATCCGGTGGGGATCGCCCTGCGGCGCTTCCAGTTCCGCCTCCAGGGTGGCCAGCGCCTGATCCCGTTTGATCGTCTCTCCCAGCGCGGCCGCGTCACCGATCAGGGAGTCGTAGTTGTTCTTCTCCTCCGCGGTCAGATCACGCCCCTCCTCCACCGCCTTCTCATTGATGCCGCGCGCCCGCTTGATCAGCCCGGCCCGCTTCTCCATCAATTCACGTACAGTCATCTCAAACCTCCATCTCTATCAGAGCAATCTCTCGTTTGCGACCCGCAGCCAGCGCCTGCCAACCGTCATCGTCGCCTGTATCATCATCCCCCAACTGGCCCGGCGCCCGCCGCAACCCATCAGGGATCTCCACCTGCTCGCCATACAGATCACGCACGCCCACCGACGTATCCGGGTAGGCCGGAAACGCCACCGGCGACACCTCATAGAGCGTCACCTTATTTAGCGTGCGGATTACCTGCCCATCCTCCAGCTCCTCCCACGCATCGCCACCCGCGGGCACGGCGAACCCGAACGACATCTGATCCACGTCCCCCCGCTCGATGCTCGCCATGAAGTCCCGCGCCGTCTGCGTTTCCGGTGGGTGAATTGTCACCCGCAGACCCCGCTCATCCTCGGCCAGCGCCAGCGTCCCGTTCGTCGTCCGCCCCAACACATAACTGGTGTCATGATTCCACAGCGCCCGGATGTCCCCGCCCAATGAATCGGCGAATGCCCCCGGGGAGATCTTCTCACGAAAAAATCCCCAAAGCTCTTCACTGAGCTTGTTGAATACCGCTGCATACCCGGAGATCTTCGGCTTCCCCTCCCCATCGGCAGAGGCCCGCATCTCCGTCATTTCAAAAATTCGCCGTTCCATTGCCATCTCCTGTCAGGCAGCCACCACAATACAATCGCATCCCTCATGGATCGGCCCGTGTCTCGTGTTCCTCCGCACCAGCATCACTGCGCCGCTTTTCCCAACCAGACTATCGCCACCCGTCACAAAAAACCCGCCGATCCCGGCCACCTTGCCGCTCAGCGACTGGCAGAACTCGCACGAATTGCCAACGGACAGCCACCGCAACCACTGCACGGATAGGGTCGTATACGCCGCAATCGTCAGCGCATTCAGGCTCTCGAACGCCTGCCCCCGTCCGATCTTCTGCGGCCGGGTTTCCTCCCAGCCAGATAGCCGCTCCTCGATCAGATCGGCAGCCTCGTTGTCGTCTTGAGATTCATCCATCAACGCCCGGATCTGGTTGTTGCTGGATGCCACATGGCTCCCGGCCAGATTGCCCAGGTATCCGGTGATGAACTCTTCGTCAACGTCAGGCTCATCCTGGCCCAGTTCCACCGCCGCCGCCGCAGCAGCCTGCTCCGCCACCGCCCGCACCACCGCATCGAAATAATCAGGGATCCGGTCCCGCAGATCGGCATAGAACTGATCTAGCCACTCCACGAACGCATCCCGGCCCCGTTCCCGCAGCATCTTGTCGATCACCCGCCGGATGTCCGCGACCTCCCGGCGCACCAGCCGGCGCCCCGCATCCTCGAACAGCCGCACATTGCGCCGGGCCAGCCCCTGGCGCTCCTTCAACAGCGCCTCATCGTCCTCCGTCAGCGCCCTGGCCTCCGGAATTTTCCCCGTGGACCGTCCGGCCACCGCCGTCACCTGCAACGAACGCACGCTCCCATCAGGGGAAGCCTGGCCGCCATCCGCCTGGCCATTGTTCCCGTTTTGGGAATTCGCCTGGCTCGCCGGCATCATGTTCAGCGGGATCAACAACTCATCACCGCCATCCACCGGATTCAGGTTTTCCCGCACCCGCACCTCGTTGCGGCTCATGAATCCATTCTGGATCGCCTGGCCGTAGGCGTCGTAGCGGGTTTGGGTATCACCCCGCAGCAGGCCATCCACTAGGTGCTCCACCACGAACCGCTTCCGCTCCGCAGGCGAGAACAACGAGCGCATCATCTCCTGTTCGATCCGGATTAGCCATGGCCGCAACGAGTGCACCACGAAATTGATCGATTGATGCTCGATATTCGAGAACGTCGCCCGCTCCAGGTCCCCCACCATGTGCGGGGGCACCCGGTACCAGCCCGCGATCACCGAGCGCTGGAATTGCCGGGTCTGCAAAAATTGCGCCTCCTCTGGCGGGACGCCGATGGTCTCAACCTCCATCCCCTCCTCTAGGATGCGCGTCCGGTGCGCGTTGCTCAGGCCCTCATGCCTGGCCGCCCACGAATCTGATAGCCGCTGGTATGCCTGATCACTCAGCACCCCAGGATGGCGCAGCACCACCCCCGGCCTGGCCCCGTTCGAGAAAAAGCGCCCGCCGAACTCCTCGGTCGCCATATCCAGGCCGATACTGTTCATCTGCACCCGGATCGGAGAATCGCCCCACAGCCCGCTTCCCATTCCACGGATGTGCAGCACCTGATCAGCCCGCAAAATCGAGCGGCCACCATCGCTATCCATCACCTCGTACAGCAGCGCGCCGCCCCGGCCCCGCTTCATCCGCACCCGATCCGGGCGCAGCGGCCACAATGCCACAGGCCGTCCGCTTCCATTGATCTGAATTTCCGCCAGGGCATTGCCCCACAACGTCAGAAACTTCATCTGCAACTCGGTGTAGCCGAACGCCGTCTGCTCCGGGTTCGGCTCCAAGCGCAGCAGATCGTACAGCGGATTGCCCACGGCCCGCAGTTTGCCGCCTTCGGCCTGGCGCTCGTACAGCAGCAATGGCAACGACGCCACCGATTCGGCCAGCACCCGCACGCACGCATATACCACCGCACTGTTCAGGCCAGTGTACGGCGTCACCTCCACCCCCGCCGGCGTCGTACCGCCCAGCGACGAGAAGATGCGCTCCCAGCCCACGCTCACGCTCGGATGCTGCCGCGTTTCAAATAGGCTCGTCAAAATGCCCATCAGCTATCACCCCTGCGCAAAGCCAGCACCACGGAAAACGTCACCATCACAATCCCCGTGTAGAGAAACGTCGCCGGCAGCCCGATCCACAGGTAGATTGCTATCCCCACCATCAGCAGCCCGATCAATGCGATTGCATCTATGTAATCAAGCCTCATTTTCATGCTCACTGATGATCTGGATCTCGATGCCTAGAGGTGCGATAAACACTTTATTTTTCGGGAATATCTTGCCGAGGCGTTCAGCAAGAATATCACTCTCGCGAGGGGTAAGCATTCTTGGCGGGACCAAAACCAACAGGGCATCACCAGGCAACAATTTAATCGGGATCAATTCGACCTTTTCGATTATCCCATCAAATTCAACCGGTTCCACATTCCCCCCCGAAAACCAATAAAAAAACGCCCCACCCACATCGCTGTGGTTGAGGCGTTCGTGACGCTCCAGGCTATTCGTTGTCCCCTCCATTATAGCACAGTTAATTCATTTCTCAACTCATCCAGCCACGCCCTGGCCTCCGCCTGCACCGCGGCCGGATCCGGCTCCTGAGATACCCCAATCCCGGCCGCATCCTTGCGCGCCCGCTCCACTATCGCCAGCAGCAAGTGAAACCACGGATCATCCGTCCCGTTGTTCCGCCACGGCGCCCGCCCCCGCGTCGCCAAGCTCCCCCGTTCGCACACGGATCAGCCCTCCAGCCAACTCAGCCAGATCAAACACGCACATTTCCCCACGCAGCCGCACGTGTAGCCGCATCGTCCCCGGGTCTAACCGTCCGATCAGCTTTTGTGACTCGGGCGTCCGCAGGTCGATCAGCGTGCTCGTTGACGGATAGATCATCATTCCCCCCGCAGCCTGGTGCGAATATCAGCCAGCACCCTATCGCTCACGTTCATCCGGCAGATATACTGTTTCCGCAGCAGAGAAACAGCCGTGTCCGTGTTGTCAGCGAACGTAATCAGCGCCCGCTCCGCCCCCGGCTCCATCACCTGCCCCGGCTCCATCACCCGCAACTGTGCGCCATTCCAGCGCAGCACCGCCGAATACACCCACTCAACCTGTGCGCTCATATCACCCGGACCCCTCTCTCCTCGTAAACAGAACCCACATCAATGTTGATCACGGCCCGATACAGTCCCATCATCAACGCCACTATGCCGTCAATTTTCTCGGAGCTTTTCGCCTTGTCAGGCTTACGGTTCCCGGCTGGATCCATCGTCCATACCAAATTAGATGCCATCCACGTCAATACCGGGTTCCCCGCATGATTGATCGTCTTTTTCGCAATCGCTGCCTCAAGTTTCTGCGCCGCCGGATTCATCGAGATATACCCTTGGCGAAATCGCACCAATCTATTCTCATCCATCCCACCCGCCTGCAACTGATTGCTCAGCCAGGTTGCGTTCCATGGATCGTAGGCAACCTCTTGTACATCGAACATTTCCAGATCCCGCTCAATCTGCGTCTGAATCCACGCGTCATCGATTACATCACCCGGCGTCAGTTCTACAAATCCCAGCCTAGCCCACACATCGAACGGAACTCGGTCCCGCCGCACCCGCTCCTCGATATTATCCTCTGGAATCCAGAACCGGCAGATCACGGGCCTTATCCCATCCTCATCCGGCTCGAAGACGTAAACAGCACCGGTCACATCTAACGTGCTCGATAAATCAACGCCGACCCAACATTTTCGCCCGGCCAGTGCCGCCTCATCGATCTCCCCCTGATTACATAGCGCCCACTTTTCTGGAGATATTGCCCGTTTCTGTGCCGTGGTCCAGATGTTTAATTCCTTCGTCAGGAATCCGTTGAGGAGGCCGGGCTGGGCCTTCGCTTTCCGCGCCTTATCCCGCATATTGTCGATATATTTCGATACACCGAGATTGGGGTTGCTCTTGATCCAATTCTCTTCAATGTCCCATGGCTCCAGTTCCCCGCTCTCGGGGTCCCGATCCAGAGAGTAGATCAACGCAAACCATGAATCGTCTTCCAGTGTCCCTTCCAGAATTCGTTCGCTATAATCATGCTGCTGTTTGCAAAACGACTGCGCATTGTGCCCAGCCGTCGTAATCGTGAACATCAGAGGCTGATCGCGGCTCCCCGTCCCCGTTTCCAGCACCTCATATAAATCCCCGTTCGGATGAGCATGCAATTCATCGATCAGCGCCGCATGAACATTCAATCCATCCAGCGTGTCCGAATTGCTCCCCACTGGCTCATATTTCGAGAATGTATTCGGGTTGTGGATGTTGTTTTTCAACACCCGCAGTTCTTTCCGCAACAATTCAGACTGCCGCACCATCCGGATTGACTCCAGATGAATAATCCGTGCCTGTTCAACCTTCGTCGCCGCGGTGTATACCTCCGCCCCCGGCTCGCCATCAGCATCCACCAGATAGAGTCCTACCCCAGCGGCCAGCGTGCTCTTCCCGTTTTTTCTGCCCACCTCCAGATAAGATGTGCGAAATCGCCGCGTCCCATTTCCCCGCATCCATCCGAAAATTGACCAGAGCGCGAACTGTTGCCACGGCTCCAACACCACAGGCGTCCGCGCCCAGCGCCCCTTTGAGTGCCGCAGAACCAGAGGAAAAAACGCCAAAATATCTTTAGCCGCCATCTCATCAAAATAGAGACCGCGATCCGCACCCGTTTTTAGATCACGGCGATGACGCTCACATGCCAACCTGATCCATTTACATGCTACCTGCCTACCAGAGAGCACATCGTCAACATACTGCTCAGCCAGATATTCAATCGCCATCGTCGCGTACAGCCGCGTCCAACAACTCACGCACCGTCAGCTTTTTCTCTTCCTGTCCACTGACAACCGCGCCCGGCTTCCCGGCGTCATCCCGAATTCAGTCAAAAACGACTTCATTTGTTTTGCCGCCGTTATCGAAATGTTCCACCACGGCGATACCACCGGATAGCCCTTCTCCGTGAGTGTGATCATGCCGCCATCCGTCGCGTTAATTCGTGCCAATTGCTCATTGGCGTTCACCCAGTCTGCCCACGCCTGGCAATATGCCGCCAATGCGGCGCGATCAACCTGCGTCAGCAGCCCTAATGCAAAAAGCTGCTTCGACATCCGGTTCCACTCCTTGCGCGCCTCGCCCTGGAGATGACGCGGGCATGGCGGCTTTTTAGCCGGCGGCCGCGGCTCGCTGTTGTTAATTTTTCGCTTGCCTGGATTTCCTGCGAGCCGCTTGAGTGCGGACGGTTTTGCTGGTCTTCCTGGAGGCATACCCCCCCCTATCGAATTTCGCGGAGATGTGTTCCTACCCCCCCAAGCGGTCCACAAAACTAGCCTGGGAGAGATTTGATCCCCCTACCCCCCGGCCGCCGTTTTTTTGCTGTGGCATGATTTGCATAACGATTGGAGGTTGCTAATGTCGTCGGTTCCACCATCGCGCTTGGGGATGATGTGATCCACCTCAGTGGCAACGGTGATAATGCCAGCAGCAGCACAATGACGACATAATGGCTCACGTGCTAACTGTTGCGCTCTCAGTTTGCGCCACCGATAGCCATAGCCACGGCTGGCCGCAGACCCTCGGCGCTCATCATATCGCTGGCGTGCCGGTGCGCTATGCCTGGTCGTTGCTCCACACACAGAGCACACGCCATCACGCACCACACCAGGACACCCCGGTCGGGAGCAAGCGGCGCCAGCCTTCCTCGGCATTTATCCGCCGACCCACGAACGCAGCCAGTCCCCGAAGCCTGAGTAGTCAGTGCCCAAAAACGCATATGATCCCCAGATCGCCAG